TGTTTACGTCACGTTGCAATTCATGGATGATTTGCCGTAATTCTCTAATCTCCTGCTTTTGTTGCTGGATTATACGCATCTCTGGTGTTATCTCATGCGCTTTCATAGGTTCTCTAGGATCTCTGTTAGTTTCGATTTCATTATGTTTACTTCTTTGAGTCTCTGGTAATCTTCCGCACTGACTTCATATGTTGAGTACCTATGCAGGCACTTCTGGTTATTGCAGTATCTCCGTCTCGAAAATCGATTGCCGAAGTCACGGCATTCCATAACGTGAGTTGTAGAGCTGCATTTGGGGCATAATTTGACCATTATGGATAAACCCTATATATGGGGTATTTGAAAATAGTTAACACAATATGGTGATTTTTATCGACAAGATTGCTGATTTTGTGGTTAAAATGCATTAGCAGATCGTTCGCTATCCCACATGATCCTCTCCAGTCGCTTCGATCCGCAGTTGCTTCTCCTCTGGTTCCCTTCCCTCGATTAGCTCTATTGGTTCAGCACTACGATCACCAATGGTAAATGTGACGTTGAGTGGTTTGGCATTAGTGTTCTCAATCTCGATTTTGTCCCCGTACTGACGTGCGTTCCATTTACCTAGTAATCGCAGTCTGGTATCGATGCGTACTCGCTTCTCTGCTGCGTCTAGCATTGGATCATCTGCAATGCGAATGCAATCATCTGCTAGTGCGTGAGTGCCGATTTTTCTTGCGTGTGCGGATTTGTTGCGAAAGTTTTCGTTGGAAGATTCCCAACGCCATACTGTGGAGTAGTTTGGCATACCTTCAAGGTTACAGATGGATGAGAGTGTTTGTCCTATTGAAAGTCGCTCACAGATTTCCTCTGCGATTTCCTCGTTATACTCTGGAGGTCTACCCATTTTCTTGGATGGTTTAAAACTCATATGGTTGCTTGGGTTTTGATTTACGCTTGGGTAATCCTGACTTCGGTTCGTTGCTCTGCTTGGGTGCGGACTTTGACTTGCGAGAACGTGATGTTGACGCTTTCGGGGTTATCGTCCGGGATGAGGTGTGCGTATCGGATTTGGTCGATAAGTGGTTTGCAGCCTCCTGCAAGATTGTCAACATCGAGTGTTTTTGTGGAGTATCTGGTGATTGCGAGAGTGTATTGCGGATTGCACTTAGCAGTGCAGTCCTTGCTAGGAGCTTTTGCTTTGTGTACTTTGACCAGTGAGCATTTAGGAGCGTGTTTAGTGAGGGTGTCAAGTAGCCTGCGAGATGGAGGTTTATAGTTGTCTGCATAGTAGTAATGTCCGTCAGGTGCGAGGATATAGCCTTTCTCTTTGAGTTGTTCAGTTGTCCAGTTCATTGCGGGTATAGTTTTGAGTGATTGTGTGGGATTATACCTTATCTGACTCAATTAAACCCTTTGCTCGTATTCCTGCGTTTATGATTTGGTTGTGAGCATCATCAGCAATGGTTGCAGGAAAGAAGATTTCTTTAAGATCCTTGTAGTTTGTTCTTGGGAAGATCTCATCTATTTCGATTTCCCCATCTTTTATGCTGGTTGTCAGTTGGAATCGTTTAGGAAGCTCATAGAGTTTAGCGCACAATGGATTGGCTTCCATGTCTAGATCCCAGAACAGATCTATCATGTTTTTTGCTTTTAAGATTGATATTGTTCCGTCTGGCCATTTTGCTAGGTATGTTTTCATTTTGATTGTTTAAAACTTTTTTAGGTTGTCTTGGTCTAGTGCATATCCTTCTCCGTGGCCTAGATTAATTATGTTCGATGGTTTGATCAGGTCTTCCTTCCATGCCCACCCTTTGTAGTCAAGCGTTGGTGAATCTACAACGCACAAGACGTATACATCTACATCTGGATTTACCTTGAGTGTGGACAGCAAGCGAGCGTGTGTGTGCTTTGATGCCTTTATGTCGTATCGGTTGCCGCTTGGCATAACGCCATCTGGAGATCCAGATCGAGGTGATAGTCCAAGGTCAGGGAATACATTCATCAGCTTTGCGAACCCATACTCTGCCATCATGCCAATCACGTCAGCTTCTGATCCGTCTTGGTTGCCAATCTTGGCATCCTTGACTCCATTGCTGCGAGCTATGAGGGAACGCATCCTGCCAATGAGTTGGCATATCTGCACCTCGTCAGGGTTGAGTGTAAGTTGCATGGTCTATCGCGATTGCTGAATGAATTTGAGTGCGATTGCCATTAGCTCAGGGTAGTCGCGCAGTGACTCTAGGTAGCTTTGGAACATATCATCGATTGCCTGTTCAGCGAACGGGTCTGGAATGATCTCAGCTTTGACCTGTGCGTCCTCCAGATCCTTGTTGGATGCTCGCAGTGCAAAGATGGCAGCGGAGCAGAATACGGACAACTGTGCGGCAATGGAGCGATAGTCCTTATCGCACTCCTTGAGTCTTTCTACCTCGGACGTGTATAGTGGTTCGCTCATTTTATTTCCTCCAATGCGTTTCTGGCAATCATGCCCATACTTTCTCTATCTGCATAAATATCCTCGCCATCAATAAATAAATCCTCGATCCTCATTAACGCCCCCCTAGCCTCATCACGTTCAAGTTCTGCTCTTGCTGCCATATCCACGGCGCACTTCCATTTGTTCTCCCAACCAACGATAGCATCCCTTGCCTCGTCACGCTCTATCAAAGCAATTTTTAGAGGAGTTCCACCAGCATGATTTGTTGCGCCGTTCAAGCGAACGATTTCTTTTCTTTGTTGCTCTACTTTCTCCCGCGCCTCATCACGCTGCATTTCCATATCTAACAATTTGCATTGAGTCTGAATTAATTCTATATGTGTTCGGTGATGAAATTTGGTCTCCTCCTCCAAATCCTCCCTAGCATCGTCACGTTCTTTCTCCAGCCTAGCCAACTCACTTGTGGAGCGCAACTCCAGAGCAGTTAGCCTTTCTGCCAGTTGTTTTGCATCTTCTCGCAACTTGTAAACCTCAATAGGTGTCCAGTCAGCACCGCAACCACACTCGTAACTGCTACGAGCTTCGCAATCGCAATCCTGACCGGGGAAGTAATCTGCTGTTATAATTTCGTTCATATATTTATAAAATGGGGTGTGAGGTTTTATGTAGTTACCTCACAGGGTCAAATGATAACCAGCCCACATGGTGGCCGCTACAGTCCCTTAAAATTGGTCAGCGTTTTTTCGGATGCGCTGCCCCCGTTGTCCCCTGCTATCTACGGGACTGACCTAAATAGATTAGCGAGGAAAGTGTTAGTTGTTATATATTTTTACTTCACTTTCTTGGAGAACATTTTTCAATGACATAGCCAACTCATGTCCCATCGTTTCACAAGTGCCTTTGTTGAGCAAGCGTGAAACTGTATGCGCTAGAATAAGAATTGCTGCTGCTGTGTCATTAATATCCATTTCTTCCTTTATATCTTTAAAGGTATCAATAAACCATTCGTTCATAGGTCAAAAAGGAATATCCGATCCGTCATCATCTTTGGCCCGTGCTGGAGCGGATTTGGCCTTTGCAGGGGTTTTGTCTCCAACCTGTACATTCTTAGCGTTTCCAAGAATTGGAAGCTGCACACCATTCTCACGATCTTCCTTGGTTACGCTTTGTTTGACCATGTAGTCACCATAATCTGATTGGGAATCAATGAGGATGAGATCGCAGAATAGTGCCTTCTCACCATTCTTGCGGGTGATTGCCTTGAAGCGTGCTTTGTCTAGTTTTGTTACGTCGATACTTAGTGTTATCATATTTTATTTACTTTTATGCGGCTTTTAATGGTTGCCGCTTACCAAGTCTGCATTTGGTTGCAGAAAGTGTAATGTTATGAGTTACTCCTCCTCGGATAGAATGCCTTGGTCAATGTCCCTTGCCTCGCATTTAGAGTTGTGACGCTCCTCTGCGTAGTCGCTGCTGTGGTCATCGTCTGGATCGTACATATCAATAGTAGTTAAACGTGTTTCCCCCGTACACTTGGTTTGGATTCCTGCGGCTCCACTCATCGTGGAAATGCTGTGCGTCAGAGTCGCTGCGCTCGGCCTTGTCAGTGAAGTATTGCTCTGGGTCTTGGTGGTTGCGGTTAACCCGTGGAGATTCGTCATCGTCCTGCGGGTCGAAGTCTGGTAGTGTTTTCATTTGACATGGTGTATTTATTTAGCTAACGCCACTACATATATGGTCAAAACTCAAAATCGTCAATGGGATTTTCTTCGATGTGTGCAAAATATTTATTGTAGATTTCTTTTGCCTTTTCGTACTTTTCCTGAGCGTCCGCAAACCTAGATTTCATGCGGTTCTGCCAGATTGCTGTTGCAGTATCGAGCAGAATGCAGGCCTCATCGAAGTGGTGATCAATGTTCATCGATTTGTTCAAATCTAGAAATATCTCCACGCATTTTTACAGGCACGAACACGTCACGTTGACCACGTCGATTCTTGCCAATGTGGATGCGTGAAGTTGGTTGGGTTTCTGTCTTCTTCTTGAACGATGCAGTCTCCTTCTTCTTCTCGTCAGGATGCGATATCAAGACCAAGAAATCGGTATGATGCGCGATTGCGCGTGACTCCCGTACTGCACCTTCGTCGTTGAGTTGTGATGCGGTGATGACTGCGGAGTTTGTTTTCAAGCCCGTCAACTTGAGTCTGCGTGATAGTTCACTGACTGCCTGTTCTCGGTTATCGGCTGATGGCATGGTGACGATTTGAAGGTAGTCAACCACGATCAGATCGGCCTTGCCAAGTGATGCAAGACGTGATGCCTCTGCTGCTATCTCACCCACCTCGGAGAGATCATCTCGGATCGTTAGCTTCATTCCCATGAGTTGAGTTATTGCGCTTGAGATATCCTTTGCTGATGCAACACCTCTCCACTCTGTGACTCCCTCCATTTCACGCAATGGCAGGATTGTTTTCCCAAGCAGATTGGAAGCGATACGTTGCAAAATAGCCTTCGCTGGCATCTCTAGGGAAAATATAGTTACTGATTTACCATTGAGCAAAGCTTGGAGTGCGGCTTGATAAAGTAGGATTGATTTACCTCCGCTGGTCTGCGCTCCCACAACTAGCATCTCACCACGTCGAACACCTCCACCAAGCAGTTTGTCCAGCTTGGCAATTCCAGTTGGGAAATTCTCTAGTGGGGCCTTGTCCTCCAGATCGTCCAGAAAGTCGTTTAAATGGGCTTTAACGTCCTTGCACTGGTGTTCTGGCACGATTGCATTGGCAAAGGACTCAGCAAGGCTAGAAAGGTCTGCCTTCATCGCGCAAACGTCATCATGGTTATCCTCCCATGTCTTTATGGCATCCCTGTACCCTTTTGCCTTTATAAGTTGCGAGCGATAGTCCGCTGCGGTTTCGAGGCACATAGCGCCGGGGGACAGGAAGATTGTCTGGAGGGTATCCATCACTCCATCTTTACCTCCACAGGCATTCAGCTTGCCAGTTGTCTCCAAGTCACTCAATGCACCAAGTGCGTTTGTGGATCCTGTCCGCTGGTACACTCTCTCCAGTGCGGTGAAGATCAACTTGTGTTGAGATAACGCAAACAGATCAGCATTCCACGATAAGTGTGGTAGAACGTCTGGGTCGATTGCGATTAGCGATAGTGCTGCTTTTTCAGCAGTTGTTGCGATTGGTGTGTTTTTCATTTTAGTATCCTCGGTTGTTTGTCTGTTGCACCTTGCAAACCCATTCAGCTTTGAATCCTTGCCATCCACGGGATAGGCATTCAGAGATTGCTTCCTCTAGCGTCCACCCTGCTTCATCTGCTTCTCGTTGGATTAGGTTCAATGCTGTTTCGGTCAATGGTGCTTTCTTGGCTTTACGAAGTTTGATAAAATCGTTCCAGACTTGCTCTGGAACAGAATCTGGCCTTATCAATTCTAATCTTATCTTCTCTTCTCTTATCTTATCGGTTCGCGTTGGGCTGCCCATGGGTTCGCTATGGGTTTCGATTGGGTTAGCCATGGGTAACCCATGGGTTTCCGTTGGGTTAGCTTTGGGTTTCCTTCCACCCTTCTTTCCATTCTCCCAATTAGCTATGAGAGAGGAGTTATACTCATCCCACTGGTGAATTATAACATTATCACCTTCTCTGCGTATGAAACCAGCAGTCACAAATGCTGATTCAAACTTTTCAGCGTCACCATTGTATCGGCA